TGATAATTCTAATTTTATAGATCATAAACTTAGTTCTGAATTCAGCGGACTGAAAGGCGATTACAAACTACATATTGATCTAATACAATACTGTAAACAGTATGGTAACCCTGATAGAATCGTGTGGTATGAACGACCTTGGCTTAAAAAAACTAGGCAACTCTATGCCGGACAATTTAAAACAGTCCTAGATCTGGAAGAAATTCCAAAAATTTATCTTAAAAAGAATCATATTAATGCTCCTATAAAATACACCAGTCATCATCATAGTCATGCGGCAGCTGGATACTATACTAGTCCATTTAAAGAAGCTGCTGTAGTGGTATTAGATGCTATAGGAGAATGGGAAACTTGTACTATATGGCATGGAGTTGATAGTAATCTCACTAAAGTTTGGAGTAGAAGTTATCCTACTAGCTTGGGACTATTTTATAGTGCCTTTACTAAATTTGTAGGATTTACTCCAATTAAAGAGGAAAATCTTTTTCAAAAATTAAGTGTTAAAGGTAATCCTGACACTTACTATGACTATGTGAAAAATTATTTTGATAATACTTTAAACTTAAAATTCAACGTACACCGAGGTATTAAAGACTGGCCATCTGAATTCGAATTAAAAAAACAAGATAAAGTAGACATAGCGGCTGCTGTCCAAAAAGTATTCGAAGAACAAACTAATCAAATAATGATATTAGCACAAACTATAACTGGCAGTCATAATCTTGTATACATGGGCGGATGTGCGTATAATACTTTATATAACGATTCTTTGGTAAAGAAATGGAATAAAGTTTGGAGTATACAATATCCAGGCGATGCCGGCAGTTCAATTGGTGCTGTACTAGCACATACTAAAAAACGAATAAAATATAACTATCCAGTTAAACATATAACTATTAAACTATGACAACAAGACAAAACGCAGATTACGGTTACGATATACAGAAATTATATCTAGAAATGATGTTAGGCGACGCAGAAACATTTGTGCGTTGTCAAAGTATATTTGATTATGAACTGTTTGATAGAAAACTACAAGATACAGCCAGATTCATTACTACCTATGTTAACGAACATAGTGTAATGCCTACGTATGATATGGTCAATGCTGCTACACACAGCGATTTAAAAGCTCATACTGATCTAAGAGAAGAACATTTTGATTGGCTATTAAGTGACTTTGAAACATTTGTTAGACACAAAGGATTAGAACGTGCTATTCTTAAAAGCGCAGACCTATTAGAAAAAGGTGAATATGGCCCTGTAGAGGATTTGGTTAAACAAGCAGTACAAGTCGGTCTTACTAAAAATATGGGCACAGATTATTTTGAAGATCCTAGATCTAGACTACTAAGAATTAAAGATAAAAATGGACAAATGACCACAGGGTGGTCCACTATGGACAAGAGACTATTTGGAGGAATGAACAGAGGTGAACTGAATATCTTTGCTGGAGGTTCTGGAGCAGGTAAAAGTTTGTTCTTAGCTAATCTAGGAGTAAATTGGGCATTACAGGGATTAAACGTAGTATACCTGACACTAGAACTTAGCGAAGAATTAGTTAGTATGCGTATTGACAGTATGATCACAGAGATCCCTACTAGAGATATTTTTAAGAACATAGATGAAGTAGAAATGAAAGTTAAAGTCATAGGCAAGAAAGCAGGTACATATCAAGTAAAATATATGCCTAGCGGAAAAACTGCTAATGACATACGCAGTTATATGAAAGAATATGAAATTAAATTAGGACGTAAAATAGACATACTGCTTGTAGATTACTTAGATCTTCTTATGCCGCACAGTAGGAAAATTTCAGCAGAAAACTTGTTCGTAAAAGACAAATATGTGAGCGAAGAACTACGTAATTTGGCTATGGAAAAACAATGTGTATTAGTAACCGCCGCACAGTTAAATCGTGGCGCGGTAGAAGAAGTAGAATATGATCATAGTCACATTTCAGGAGGACTTAGTAAGATTCAAACAGCAGATAATGTATTTGGTATCTTTACTAGTCGCGCTATGCGAGAACGTGGCAAGTATCAAATACAATTAATGAAAACTCGTAGTAGTAGCGGTGTAGGTATGAAAATAGATCTTGACTTCGATATCGATACATTAAGAATTACTGATCCAGGAGAAGAAGGACAAACTGAAAGCGAACAAGCAACAACACGTAGCAGTGCTATACTTAATAGTTTACAACGAAATAGTACGATTAGTAGCGATCCTACTGAAGGTAAGCCTGCTCCAAAAGGTGTACAAGTCGAAAGCACGAAATTAAGACAACTGCTAAATAATTTTAACACCGATGATATATGATTGCCTTAAATCAACCCTTTCAACTGTTAACAGAAATTGAATGCGCTGACTTTATTTCTAGAGCTCGCACTTTGGAAACAGTAAAAGGGCAAACATACTCTAATCAATCTCATGTAAGAACTAATGATATAATATGGTTCAGTTTTACAGAAGATGAACGCAATAGATTCTGGGAACTAGTAAAAGATTATTGGGACAGAGTACATTGGTACGAACATCCTGTACAAATAAGCATTTATAAACCAGGACAATACTACGATTGGCATACCGACGATAAACCCAATCGTAAAAGATCGAGTCTAAGACATCTAACATTAACTTGTAATTTACAATGTGCTCCAGGAGCATTATTTGAAACTAGACTTAATTCATACGATTTAAAACTAGGCGAAGCTATAATAATTCCAAGTGAATCGGAACATAGAGCCTGTGCTCCTACAGAAGGCGAAAGATGGAGTTTGACTATTTGGTATATGAAAAAGAGAAATGCAGCTGAAACTGAATCTTGATTACGATCAAAGAACTTACAATCAATACCGTTTACCATTAGTAGATACTAACCTAGTAAATACTGACTCTGCTAAAGATTACATGACACGTAGATATCAACAACTATCTAACTTTAATCTTCCATACAAATCTTATACTCATTACAATGAACCTAGAACAGATCTTACTAATCTAGAAGCAGGATGTACTTATTACGAATTAAAAGAATTTTATGAAAAATTTAATGTATTACATTCTGTAATAGTACCAGCAGATGATGTGTTATTAGTAAAAGGTATTACTAATGCGCAGACTATTGACAGATGGAGTAGGTATACAGTCTGTGTTAATTGGTATATCAATAACTGGGGAACTATCTATCAATACTATAAAAACGATAATTTGATAGATCAATTTAGACCAGACGATCATAGTTTATGGGCTATAGATCTAGAGCAAGATTATAAAATTATTAATAAAGACTATCAAGACGAATCTAGAATTTTTATAAGCTATCTATACAAAAATACTTCTTTAAATCGACTACTGGCAGATTGGTCTAGACATTATAAATAAATTTATGATAGAACCAGAATACTACCGTGTGTGGTTCGACGTTATAGACCACAGTAAACAAAAATATGGTTGGCCAATACCTACATATATAGAGCAATATATGTGTGCTATCCTGGCAAACTACACCGATAAACCAGACTGGCAACCTGAATCTAGTTGGGCAGAAACACTACTACAATTACAGTCTGCTCAGGCAGCAAAGGTACTAGGCGATCAAGCGTTTTTCGCTGCTGCTGTTTTTCCTACAATGCTAAACAAAAAGGGTATTAATGAACAGTATTTTCACAGCATAGGAAAAACCAGTTACAATCGTGCTGTTAAAATAAACGCAGCACTTTTTAATACTATGAGCCAGCATTTTAGCTTCTTAGCCCAATGTCTACAGCAATGTCTACGCGACAATCCCCAAATAGAATGGCATAAACAGTAAATACTTAGAGCGAACAATTTGGAGCGAGTATGTCAGCACGGTGCTGGAGTCCGGGAGCGAAACCGTGGATCCATTAACACTTTTTGCCTTAGCCAACGGAGCCGTACAGGCTGTCAAAAAGGGTTGCGAACTTTACAAAGAAATCAAGAGTGCTGCTGGGGATGTCAAAGACGTCCTTAAAGATCTTGATGACCAATTCCACAACAAATACAAAGATCGTGCTCCTACCATTGCGGAAAAAAATCAGTTCATCCAAGAAAAAAATCGTATCATCGAGCTTAACAAAAAGGGCGGTGAAACTACTAATATCTATACAGAAATTGGTCAGCAGTTAGGAGCTTATTTTGACAATTACTATAAATGTCTAGCAGTGTTTGAAGAAGAAGAACGACGTAGTAAAACCGAAGTTTATCATGGTGAAGATAGTCTAGGCAAACGTGCTCTACAACGTGTGTTACTGAAAAAACAGCTAGAACACATGAGTCAAGAACTGCGCGAAATCATGGTCTATCAAAGTCCTCCAGAACTAGGAGCATTATGGACTGACGTAGAAGCTATGATGAAAACTGTGGGTAAGGAACAGAGTGTGGCCATTGGTATAGAAATGCGACGACATGCAGAACAGACTAAGATCAGAGCACGTCGTAGGAAACGCCTTCAATATAGAATTCTATGCTGGACCAGTAGTAGTATAGGTGTAATCTATCTTATTTGGTTAATATGGGCTGTGGTACAAATACGTATAGATAATAATCCTGAACTAGGTACTTGTCTATTACCTAAAGGCCAGTGGCCCTATGAACACTATAATAATTTAAAATGGGTAGATTGCGAAGCCAATAAATACCTTGAGGAGAGATAAATGATAAACCTATTATATGTATTATGTGCCTTTGCTCTAGTAGGTGTTCTAATATGGCTTACTGAACAACCTAGTAATCATGACTGAAGAAAACGACGCCGAAAAAGCTTTGGCTAAAATGAAAAAGGAAATGGCTAAGAAAAAGGCCAAACTGACAGTGCCTGCTGATTTCTTAGATAATGCCAAGAGCTATGATGACAAACTTACGTTAGTGAAAATACTCAGCGAAAAAGAAAAAAATCGTGTGGTATTGATGTTTAAAAAAATGATACAAGCAGGCATGGCAGAAGCCAATAAAAAGAAAGGACTAAAATAATGTTTGATATTGTGGATCTATTCCTTGTCCTAGCTGTGATAGCGGTCATATTTGTTATGTTAAAAAACACAGATTACGGCAATCACGATTAAATATACGAATGCGAATTATAGAAATACTACAAGAATACGACACCACTGATCAAAAGATAAGATATCGTAAACCTAGCTTTGACTTCGATGCTCTTAAAGACAAACAAGAACGCGACGATGATCAGGCATTGAACAAGGGTATACAACCTGGGTGGTACAGTGGTGGTCAGACTAATCCTCGTGATCCACACGAATTTGTAAAGAAGCCGCATCTTACTGCTAAATTAGATAAAGATGCTTATTATAAGTATGTTATGGAAATACGAGAGCTTAAACAACAGGGCTATCACAATCCATTCTTTCCACAGGTCTATAACATAGACATTACACAAGATCCTAAAGGTAATCAACGTCCACGTTATCGTATAGAAAAACTACAGCAGGGCGATAGCTTTCCAGCTAGAACACTTATAGGTCTGTACGAACGCTTGTTTAATGACGAATTCAATATGCGTAATCTAGAAGGAACTACTAACAAATCATATGCAGTATGGAGAGAAATAGCTAGTCAAGTTAATCGTGCTGTAGAACGCAGTAACTATACAAACATACGCGATGATCAACTTACAGAAGCACTACTGTTGATTGATAAGATTATACAGGAAAACCCAGACTGGAATGTGGATCTGCATGTGAACAATATACGTGTGCGTGGCAGTAGTGTAGGACCACAATTGGTTTTGATGGATCCAATTAGTGATGGCGGTGCTAGTATTCCTGATTATGATGAAATTAAATCTGGACCACGTACTAATAAGAATATGCCACCTGCTCCACCCTAAGTAGAACTTGCCTCCATTTAAATAATTTATATATTATTATGCTTTATAAAAAAATTCAAATTGACGAATTAGAATTATTTCAAAAAAAATTGTTGCCACTTTTGCCTGAAGATGCATTTAAATTAATTGGCGTTTTCCCGCAATGGAGTGATTATCTGATGGAAATTCAGGAAATAAAAAAGTTGATACATCAACTGAATCTTCATAATAAAATTGATTATATTGCTCTAATTTCCATGCCACCTAATAGTGAAAGTCCTATACATATCGATGGAGACAGACCTGAATGTTCATTAAATATTCCATTACTAAATTGTAAAAACACTTTTATGAATTGGTATTCTAGTAATCAGACTCCAAAAGAGATTACCGTCGAAGATAATAAAACTTATTTTGGTGCTGATAAAGATTCTTGTACTAAAATCGCATCTATAGAAATGAACGATCCTTATTATGTTAGTATAAAAGAATTACATAATGGTCATAATCCAAACGATACTTGGAGATTGCTGTTATCAATTAGATTGACAACGTCTGAGCTTTAAGCCACTAGTCGCGCAGCGCACAGCGCAGCAGTCCCGGTAAATAATTTTTTGAAAGGTAATACATGAAATTCCCCAAAGAACCCACAGAATTTAAAGAATGTTTTTATCAACCTGAATGGTACGCTAAAGACTTTTTCTATAGCCCAGACGGTATTAAAGAATTCCCAGATCATCACTGTAAACTTACCTGGGAAGTTAGCAAACCCTGGATTAAAAATAAAAGAAATGCTATAGACATAGGCTGTAGGGACGGTGAATATACTAGATATCTTTTTAATCACTTTGAACACGTTTATTGCTTTGATCCACGTACTAGACCCTATTTTGCCTATAACGTAGATCTTAGTCGTGTTACACACTGGGGCGTACCAGTAGGCGATCAAACACATAGCAACCGTATAGGAAAAAAAGCAGGCAAACTAGCTCAAGCTGATTTTTATAGATTAGACGATTTTAATCTTGAACGTGTGGATTATATTAAAATAGACACCGACGGTTACGAACTAGCTGTGCTAAAAGGCGCACATAATCTTATTACTAGAGACTGGCCTTTAATTGTGTTAGAAGTATATTTTGAACGTAATGCTTTACAATATATTCTAGAACATTTAGGATACACTGTAGTAGCAGTATGTGATCGCGGGTGGGATCACATACTGATTAAAAAATAACACTAACTAGCTTGAACACCAGGAATACCTCCTACTCCTGGTACTGCTTCAACTGGTGGATAGTGACGTGTAAGATCTGGAGCAAATGTTCCATTCTCTCTACGCTGTTGATCAGTAATAGGCGTAAGCTTAGGTACAAACGCAGGTTCTACGTTTTCTTCTGGTGCTGCTGGTTCGTTGTCTTGTATAGTACTCATATTAACTCCTTTTTGCATATTTAACTAAATATTCTGGTTTAGATTAAACTAAGGATATAAAATGACTGAAACACACACTAGAACTATAGTAAGAGCTGTATGCTGGCGCATAGTGGCTACATTAATTACAGCAGCATACACTGGACTAAGTGGTGCTATTATAATTAACGTTTGGATGACTGTGGCTCACTACGCACATGAACGTGCTTGGCTAAAGATTGATTGGGGTAAGCAAAATTAAAAGTACTGTTGATATATGTGCTGAGCAAAATTTCTATGATGCTTTACACTTGGATGCATATCATTCTCTGCTGGCGGTATATTAGGATCGTGTATTACAACACAACTTTGATGATCTACTGTAAAATTATACCATGAATCTGGATGAGGTATAACGTAAGGATCTTTTAAGGATTCATCAAGCTCTTGACGAGCAGTTTCAAGCTGTGACAAATATGATTCAGGTTCTACACTTAAATGTATAACTCTTGCTCCTGTAGCTGTAAGAAATCCATGCGTCATTGTTTGTAGAATTAAGTTATTGTAATATCTACTATATACACCCATAGGATCCAAATAAGTGTACATGGATTTGTGTATATACTCGTAGATATGCTGATCTTGCTCTTGTTTACTATTACTTAACCCAAAGAATTTATTAAAACGGGGCAGTATACGTGTACGCCATCCTTGGCTAGGATCAACTATATTGGCTAAAGGTACTGATGTACGAGCAGGCCACTGTAAACTAAGTCTACTTAGATATGTCCACATCACTATAACTATATCAGTGGATTTTATGCTGGCAGCAGCTACAGCACATTGACGAGCAATCTGCTGAAAACAGGCTCCGCGGCGGGCATGATTTATTACAGGAATATCTAAATTATCAGCTAATACTTGAGGCCAAGCATATTGACTAGGTTGATATAAATGAATATCCTCCCAACTAACTTGAATACCTTGTGCTTTGATTTCCTCAGCGGTGAGCGGACGATTTTGACTATCACAAATGGGTTTAACTACGTCTGGTAACGCAAACCCTTGTGTTATACTACAGCCAAATGTATGAAGTGTGGTCATGAATTATTTACTAACAGTAGAGTGGTTATAGTGTAAAAGTGAGTGTTGCCCGAAAAGGGTCCTGTAGGGTAAAAAAATTGCACCGCGAAAATTTTAAAAAAGCTACTATTTCCTTTCGGGGTGGTGATTTTACTCCGGTACCGTTTGTAAAATAGCAACTTTTATTTTAAAATATATACCTCCCCACCCCGACCATTCTCGAAAAATTTTTCTCGACCCCGACATCAAAAAAAATCCCCAGAGCCGGGAGCGAATCGGACACTGGGGATAAGATGGGCCTGGGCGGCCCTTACTCTGTATACTGGTTGGGAGCGAATCAACCGCGACGCATACAGGTAACCTCTGCTACGCTCTGCCACTTGTGTGGAAAGCTCTTACGTAGATCTGCTATCTTAAGCACAGTACGTAAGCTCAACTCGCGCAGCCTCTTCTTGTTTGTATCTATAAAGTGGATAAGCTCAGCTTGTTCTTCTGTGCTAAACTCATAGTCCTTGAGCATGCCGTCTTCACAGATCTGTTCGATACGCAGCATCTTCTCGCGCTCTGTATCAATAGTAAGATCCAAGTAGTGACAGCGTGACTCTAATGCTGCTAGGTGATCCTGTAGCTTCTTACTACGTACATTCTCAAACTTGATGTTGGTGATAAAGATAGCACCGCCCTTAAACTCAAAGCTATTAGGTGCGCCCTGATCACGCAGCAGTCGACTGTCTGTATTCCAATGGATAGTACGCTTCTTGCTACTGTCCAATGCTGCCTTAAGGATGTTGAGACTAAGCTCGTCCTGTAGTACACTATCACAGTCATCAAACACTAGGATGCTCTTAGGGTCTCTGTATTCGTAGAGTTTAGCGTAGAGGCCTAGCGCACTCATAGCACCCTTTACTACTTCATACTTCTTAAGCTTACTGTTGTTAGCCACAGTGGCCATCAAGTCATGCTTGCTCAGTACTTCCTCTACGCCAAAGCTCTTACCTACGCCTGGCGGGCCTGTAACAATCATAGCACGTACATCGCCCTTCTTTACAGCACGGGTCATGTCCATAAGTATTTCAAAACGTTCGCGCAGACGTTCCTTGATCTGCTCGTCTGTTTCTTTTGCCGGTTTGCCCAACTTAGGCACTTCAAAATTCAGTGTAGTCATATACGCTCCGCTCTGTGTGTTAGTGAATAATATTACTACACACTATTGCTAATGTGTAGTGTATATTATAGCTTAGATAAAGCTATCTGTCAATCTCTTATTGGCTAGTTCTTTAGCCATCTGTACGTCCATTTCTACTACTTCGCGGTCCTTGCCGTATATGTATGCGATCTGTGCGTCGCTGAGGTAAAAACCGAATGGGCCACCCACTGCTGCTTGTGTGAGTGTGTTTGCCACTGTTTGTACTACGTCTTCGTATGCTTTCATATTAGCCTCCAGTTACCAACATTCCAAGAATAAAACCAAACCCAAAGATACAAGTCATAGTGACCCAACGATCGCCCTGTTCAGGAGTGGGCGTTGGAATCGCATCAATCAAACGGATAATAAAGTTAGTCATTTCATTCGCTCCTTTGTTTAACAGTATGTGTATATAATACAATCAAATTAAGCAGTTGTCAACCGTTTTATGATTGATCGTACAATCTTTTTTGGGCTAGCACCTGCGGGCACGATCATCCAGCTAATAGTCTCAGCCATGTCCAGCTGTACTATTTCCAATCCCAAGTCCATGCGCTCTAGCTGATAGTTAACACTTTGTAATGCTGCGCGGATACCTGCATCACAGGCGTATTCTTCATCCGTGCTAACATTGTAAAAGCCTGCGCCTTCTAGGATCCCGGTCACATAGTCCTGATTACCATAGGGGTAATCTAGAATTAGATTGCCGTTGATGTTATCGATAGCATAACCCTGCTCGTCAAACTCTTCAAACAGTTCGTTAGTATCTACTTCGCGAATCTTCTTCATAGTGTTTGGATCCATTATCGTTTCTCCATTACACCTGTAACCACAGCATTAGTAGTGTCCACAGCTGAACCAAAATAGTGTTTAGTCACTGCGGGATATAGTACAGCCAGTGTTACCAGTACTCCAAGAAAGAATTTGCCCATTGCTCGCTCCTTACAGTTGTTGTTACAGTTTCAACAGTATAACAAAACCCTAGAACTTTGTCAACCGTTTTTTAATCAATCCAGCCCATTAATTTGGTAGCTAGTACAGTACAGAACACGCCAGCCATCAAACAGACTGCGCCCACAGCCAAGTTCAGTACTCCTACTTCGCGCATGGCCTGTCCAGCCACGTAGAAGTTGATAAAGGCAATCATAAACTGCAGTGCGCCCATGATTTTGAAAAATTTAGTATCTTGCATGTTCAGCTCCTTATGTTTCAGTATGTGTATATAATAACACCGCGCTGGGTGTTTGTCAACCGTTTTTAATCCCCAGAATCAATAGTATATCTGTCATCGCAGTGGATACAGGTGTACTCTGTCAAGCAGCGTCCCGCGTTACGACCCTTGTAGATGTGTGTACAGGGTACGCCCTCACGGTTTAGATTAACCAGTCCTGAGGGTTTGCTGTACATATACTGTCCACCGCAGTTGTGGCAGGGCAGTGTATCTGTTGCCGCATCGTAACCAGAAATAACTGACTTCCAGCTAGGGTTCAGGTTATAGGGTTTACGTGTTGATCCGTTACATTCCGGACAAGTGTGTGTTCTTTCCATTTTTATCGCTCCTTACTGTTTACTATGTCTATAGTATAGCACCAGAGCATGGACTTGTCAACCGAATATTAGATGTGCTAGACGCCAGCCTATGAATATACAGATTAGCATAAACGCAACAATGCCTAGCCCTAGGGCAATCACATGTGGTGTTGTAATAGTCATAACTAGTCTGTGTGTGGAGGCAGATCGTAGTCGTCTGGATCTCCGGGGAATCTAGGTATCATAATTCTGCCTCTTCGGGGTATAGAATATCCACAGCTTGACTGTAACCATCTACGCGATATACTTCTTTGTAGGGTTGGCCTTGAGCCTGACTGTCCTGTACTACCACTAGGATGTCATCCCATTCTGCCCACTCCGCACATTCGCGCTCTGCTTCAGCTAGATCTTCTGTGCTGTGTACAATTTGATTAAACTCTGTGACCACTAGATAGTGTCTACGATAAGATTGTTTCATAGTTGTCTTATGTATTCAATAACTTCTCGAGCTTGTCGCATATCGCTGTATGCTAGGGCCTGCTCAATCATATCGAAATACTGTTCATGTAGATCGTTAACCATAGCATCAATGATCTGACGCTTGCGGTTCATAGTGTAGTAGGGCTTAGGTGCGTAGTTCATACATCTCCAATGCTTCTGAGTGGCTAAGGTAAAAGTCCGTGCGTGGATCCCAGTATCTGCCTTCTTTAGGATCATAGTAGACCACACGTCCTGAGAAATTGTAAGGACCTTCAAGTCCCTTGCGGGGCTCATAGCCCTTCATTACGTCTTCATAGTTGCCCAGTACCTTGTAGCCCATATCCGCTCCTGCTTTGTTAGTATGTAGTAATTATATACTCACAGGGTTGGTTTGTCAACCGAAATCTTGCTTGGGCCACGTCTTTCCATCGATCGCCCCCAAGCGGAGTTGTTACCCTGTCCGAACACTTATGAACTCTGCCGCGTAGTGCTCACGCTGCTATGTCGTCTGCATCTAGTTGCGCTGTCGGTGCCATAGCCACCGGGCACCATATCGTCGCCACCCGCTACTTTAAGGAAAGTAGTAACCGGAAACCTTAATCCCAATTCTTCTTATCGCCAAACCGCTCGTTGTGGTCGTAGCCTGCGTAGTATGCTTCAATCTCTGCCAAGCTCATACGCTCCTCAGTAATTGCTTCTCCATGCCCAGTACCCTCGGGATACCAGTGCGGCTTTGCCACACGACCATAATAGCTGTCTGCGCTGCCACGATCGAATGGGCTACCGTGCCAGGTAGTGTACGTAATGCCCTGGAAGTATACTTCGCGCCGCTCGTCTAATTTAAACATTTATCGCTCCTGTTTTGTTAGTGTATGTGCGTAGTATAGCATAGCACATACACTTTGTCAACCAAAATTACTCTACAATTACAATTTTTTGTGTACGCAGTACGTCTTGCGCATTTGCTAACTGCTTGTGCAAATCTTGCAACTCAAAGTGCCCGCTAACAAAATTGCATTTTTGTTGTACCGGAAACAACAGTTTACCCTTAGCGTTACGCTGTGTTACGTTAAAAGCAACTAGCATTTTAAACAATTGCAGCTTTTTGCAAAAGGACAGTTTAGCGTATGCAGTAGTATTTTTAGCAGTGTTAAACATTTTAGCTCCTGTTTTGTTAACGTATGTGTGCATTATACATTAACTAGCCAAAATGTCAACCGTTTTTAGTAGTCCGCCACGTAATTGCCCGCAGCATCCCTCCACACGTAAATCTTAGTAAAGTCGTAACCGCCGTCCTCGTAGTAACTTGCCTTGTACGCAAAGTCCCCGCCGTTCGTAATGCCCACAAACTCGCACTCGTCAAACTTAGCATCCTTGTAACCGCTCTGCCTTACAATTTTGCTAAGGGTAGCAGCGTCCAGGTTTACTAATTCGTTAACATGTTGTTTCAGTAACATTACTCTCTCCCTTCTACAATGCCTTCAAGCTCAGTGTCTATTGCGTACACAATGCCGTATATCGCATTACCTTCTGTAGTATAGCCCATGTCAAACAAGTCACTAGCCAGTTGCTCCAGCTCCCACAGTGTACGCTCTAGCCGCTCAATTTTAGCTTCTGTCATTGTGTGCTCCTGTTTTGTTAGTGTATGTGTACATTATAGCACACATACACCAAAATGTCAACCGTTTTTAGTCTGCTACCAGCAGTCGCGTTACCATGTAGTGCCTACCACCTCGCGCACCCCATTGCTTGCTAGTGCGTACCTCAGCAGTAAAGCCCGCTAGTTCCATTGCAGCCTTAGCATCTTCGTAATCTTTTACTGTCCAGCCCCATACCTTAAAGCTGCGTCCGTTTTTAGTTTTGTCATTATAAATGCCTACGTCCTTGCCTGCAAGTGCTCGTACATACTGCATTGCTTTAGTTGTTTGCATAGTTTCGCTCCTAAGCAGTTAAAAAACACAGTATAGCACTTTTGCGCTATACTGTCAACCAAAATGTTAGTCCACGTAATAATCTACATTATCTGTAAGTGTACGCAGTGCAATTCCTAGTTCAGCCGCCCACCCAATGTTATCTTGTAAACTTTGTGCGTAACTTTCGCTGTCGCACGTAGCTTGCTCCAGCAGGTCTTGCACTTCTGCTAATTTATTAAATAGTTGCTGTTTAATAGTTGTCTGCATGTTTACGCTCCTTACAATT